GTGCTCAGGTGTGAATCCTGCTTTTCTAGCTGCTTTATAGCATTCATGCAGAGCCATGTAATGTTGATCGATCTTTGTTAATGGCTCAGGAGTTTGGCGAACGACTCGACGATTGATCTTTTTTCGTTTAGTGGTTTTTCGTGTGTTCGCCATAACAAAAATTATCGCTTAGAGATTAAGACAAACAGATCATCGACACGCTGTTGCAATTGCAAAGTTTGCGTTTCTAATCTTGAAACTTGGTCTTTGATCGAGCTGCCTGAATTGGGTTTAAGTTCTTGTAGATAAGATTTAATAACCCAGCGTAGAGCCAGCAAGCCAGTTGCGCCTAGTGTGCTTAAACCAACGGCTAAGCCAACCCATTCGTTTGCCGTCATTTCGCATTAACGCCATAATCCGCTTCAGAGCCTGAAGTTGGATCAATAGCCTTTACTAAAGGTGCAACAATCGCACCAAGCAATACTGCAAACTCTGGTCGGATATCGCCCACAATAGCGAGCGCAACAGTAATTCCAGATGCAGCCACAGCTCTTAAATATGACTTGATTGCAGCCTTGTGTTTGTTTGATAGTTTCATGCGTTGCCTCCTAGTAGTGGGATATGAAAGAAATCGCCTTTTTGATTTGGTTTGAAAGAAACATGGATGTGCTTTGTGTGAGGATTGATGCCCTTATATTTACGCCAACGCCAATTTAATAGTTTGCTGGCAATATGATGATTGTGAATAACATATTTAATTCGGGAATCTGTTTTGCCAGCAATGCGAATTTGGTCAGCAAGATAGGCAGATATTCCCTCAGCTGCACCAAGATCCGCTGTTATATCGATAGCACAAACCTCACCAGATTTTAGTGGGTTATGGTCTGAAACCTTAGCCCTCATTTGATGCTGCGCCGAGGCGATCCAGCCATCTGATTTTCTTGATCTATCAGGAAAGCAGTCATCGATCTGCTCACGCAATTGCACAGCTGCTTTAGATAACCAAGGTTTCATTTAGGATAAAAGAAGTTTTACTTCTTCTTCAGTTAATCCCAATTCAATTAACTTAGAAATTGCTTTTTCTCTTTTTAATGGAATTTGCTTATCATAATCTTCTAATTCTTGGCATTTTTGTTCTACCTGCTTTTTGGTTGGTTTCTGTATATCTGTAGAATGCCAAACCATATTATCAAAATCATTGTTAACGATTGTAAATTGCGCACCTGGTTTAAGTGCCAAAATGGCTTTTTCTAAATAATTATTCATTATGCACCTATTTCCATGAGAGTAATTGTTGAAAAACCAGTTCTACGATTGATATAACAAGTGCCACTACCTATACCTTGTTTAAATTGAATTTTGTAAGTGGTGGCTGAGGTAGTTGCTGGACTGTCTAAATACAAAGCTGTGCTGTTTACTGAAAATCCAAAGTTTTGAGTATTACTACCTAAATTTTTAAAAATAAACGCTTCGCAAGTCCAAACCGCTGTAGAACCTCTTACGATTCTTAAATCCAAGGCACCAAAATCTCCAGCCCTTTCATGTTCACCATTTATACTTCCAATAAATAAAACCTTGCTTGTTGATAAAGAAGGAGTGATTGATAAAGTTGCATCTGTTGCGTCCGTATATGTTGTGCTAGTTGTTGATGTGCTTGTTCCAAAAGATGTTGAAACTACTTGTAACACTTTTCCACCGCCAGCAGGAGCAGCCCACTTTAATCCTGTGGCTGTTGAAGTATCAACTGTTAAAACATTTCCATCGCTTGCGCTACTTGCTAATCTTGCAACAGTATCGGCTGCTGTGCCAACAATTAAATCACCTTTTGCATCAACTATTGTTTTTGCTATTGCTGCGCCAGCATTGTTAAACACTGTGGTGTCAATTGCTGTGCCAAGTGATCGAATTGCTGCTGCACCATCTTTGACCAATGCGGTGTCATCCGGTGTCGTCCAGCTGTAATTAGTAGTGGTTGCCATTTTTCTCCTATTATCAGGCTACGATTGTAGCGTATTCCCATGTTAAAGTTGGATCAATTGTGTTCCATGCCTCGGTTATTGGCACAGTATTCCAGCGCATCGCCACTTGACTAAACGCCACAGGCGAAAGATTTATTGTCAGGAATAATTCGTTGAACCTAGTGCTCCAACGCCAGCCTTCAACATAACCCTCAAAAACGCCATTTGAGATTTGTTGTGGCAAGTTTTGAATATTTAATGGTTGACCCATAAACACGCCCAAAAGGTTATCTCGATCGCTGTCATCAATTTCTGGGTTTGTAATTGGAAAGGTTATAGATTGGAAAGTTGCCAACGGATAGGCACGCTGGGCAATATAACGATCTGCGACCTCTTGAGCATCCACACCTGAATGAATAGCAGAATTAATACTTTGGGCTTTGTAACCATAAAGAGCAACTGAATTTGCATCTGTTGCCGTTGCTTGAGAATTAAAATTATTTCCATAATTGATATAGATATCGTTTCGAATATCTGCCGATCTTGTAATGGTCGATAAGCCTTGACCTAATGCATGGTTTGCATCAAGATCAACATAACCATTTGCCACCAAATAAGTCTGCCTATGGTCGGCATCTGCATAACCAATATCGCCATTAGGGGCTTCATATAAATAACCAAATGCGCTATCAGCAATAAAACTGGCTATATTGTAAATAGTGTCAGGATCGGCTGATCGGCTTGACATTGTGTAAAGACCGGGTTGATCAATTTCTCCAAGTCCTTGATTTAATGCATTTGCCCAAGTTTGAGTTGGGTCATAAGTTGCCCATGTTGTAGCTGCTGGCACATCATTCCAAGATCCAAACAATACACTAGACAGTAATTCATAAATTTGGTCGCCATCTTGATCTTGTGAAATGTTGCCTGTGTAAATTTCCTTAGCAAGTTTAACTAATGAACCCATTGCAAGAATTGTGTAATTAACAACAGTTGCCAATGCACCAGTTGCTCCCACTTCAACAGTTACATCAGTAATATCACCACCAAATAAACTTACATAAGAGCCTGAACTATCTTTGACTTGCAAATCTAAACTGTCGTTAATATCAAAAGATAATGTTTGTCCAGATAAAGCAACCAAGGTAATTTGCAAATATGATGGTGTGGGTTGAGTGTAAATATCTGTCCGACCTGCTTCATGGGTTATATCAGCAATTGCAATGTCTGTGTAATCAACACCTGCAACAATCAGTTTCCAGTCTGGTGTCCAAACTGTCATTATCTAGCCCTAGTGATCCCGCTATTGTAAAGCTGAGGAACTGACCTTGATGCACTTTGATTTAATACTTTAGCAACAGCTCTTGCAGACCCTTCAGCATCAACTGATTGAACTGTAATGTTGTTTACTGTTGTGCGATTTTCTCTTGTGTTTGCTGGAACTGCTGGCAAGGCTGGTGCGCCAAGCATTCCTAATGCGGATGCGTTTGGTGACACATTTGGAATGTATCCAACATCGCCACCCGGTTTAATTATATTTACAACCCTGATCGCTTGGTTAGCCATTTCAGTTAATGCACCAATAACCTCACGAACAAAATTAATAAAGCCTTTTAGAATGTCGCCTACTACGCCAATTGCTTTACCAAATGATTCAGCACCCCTTTGACTTTGTGCTAATCCTGCACTTAAACCTTCATCACCAGTTAGACCTGCAATAAACGCATTTAATGTCGGAATACCTGTTTGATTCAGAAAACCAATAAACTGTTCAACTGCTGGCAATAAAGCCACGCCCAACGATTCTTTAGCTTCATCAAATCCTACTTTTAAGCGATCAATTTTGCCTTGGAATGTTTCGGCATTTGCAGCTGCTGCACCACCATAAAGATCAGATAGTTTTTGTTGAACTTCGGTAAATGAAAGGGTTGATAATTCAGCCTTGGATAAGCCAAGTCCTAATCTGCCTAAAGCTGTGGTGTTTCCATCCTGAGCCCTGCCTAAAGCATTGGCAACAGTTTCTAATTCTAATCCTCGACCTTTCGCAATATCTAAAGATAAATTTAATAATTTTTGCGCTTCATTAACATCTTTGGTTGATACGGCTAAACGCTGAAATGCTGGTCTTAGTTGATCATCAGCTACGCCAGTTGCCAAAGAGGTCTTTAGGATATAAGCCTCAGTTGCCTGTATTTGAGCCTCAGTAGCCCCTGTGGCGCTCTTTAAGGCAGCAGCCAACCTTAACTGTGCCTGTTCATCCTCTATAGCAGCCTTCACCCCATCAATGGCTAATTTAGTGCCATAAGCAACGGCAGCAGCAGCAGCGACTGCAAATGCAGCAGCAGCCTTTTTACCAAACTCTGAAATCTTGCTTGAATTGCTTTCGACTGCTTTGTCGGCTTCGCCTAGTTTCTTTTTTAAGTCATCAACATCAGCAAGAATTGATAACTTTAATGTGCGATTACCAGTAGCCATTAGACCCATTCCTTAATAATGCGATCAAAACTTTGTTCCCACTTATTAATCAATTCAGGCTGAATTCTGCGAAGGGTTGGATAGATAAACCAACCTCTCGAACCTCTGCCTTGCCGTCCTGAATATGTAGGGAACTGCTTGAACTTATTAGATCCAAACTCAACA